GCCAGTTGTTTCCATTCAAACTTTTAAACCAAATTCTACATCTAGATTTAGCAATATCATCATATGCATATACATAAAAAGTAGAAACACTTTCTTTAATAGCTTCAGTTTCTATTTGCCATTTTCTACCTGTAGAAAATTTTAAATAATAATCTGTTAAAATAATATTCATATTAATTTCTTCAGAATAATATTGTTCTGTAGCGGTATCATATACTACTAATTTTTTTGCGGTTAAAGATATTTTAGTAGCATCTTGAGCAGATGATTGAATTGAAACAAGTAAAACGAATAATAAAATAAAAGTGATATATTTTTTCATAGAAACCTTTCTATTAGAAAGCCATCCCCCATATGGCTTAAATGTGTTTAAAAATTGTTAGGGTTGTTTGTTAGAAACAAAATTAAGAAAAAGCATTTTTATTCCAATAAAAAACAAAATATGTATTAGAATTTCTGATATTATTAATAATACCTCATTTCTAAAAAATAATGCTAAATATAAGACTATCAACATAATTATTGATACTAAAATATAATAATTAGAATATTTTTCTGATTTTTCATCATAGCATTATTTTTAATTTCTTCTATACTTTCTGAACCTTTTGCACCAACTGCCGGAGTGTTATTTGTTGCTGCTAAAGATGTTCTAACTCTATTAAATAAACCTGTATCTAATCCTGTTGTATCATTTAATATTTCAGCATTAACTAAAATATTTAATTCACCAACACTTGCATTTGCTCTTTCATCTGTTCCTCTAATATATTTTATAGTTAATGTAGTATTAGAAGGACTAAGACCATATGTTCTAGTATTTAAAAAGTTTCTAGGATCCACTGGCTTATTAAAGTAAGTATATCCAATTGTCTTTGGATTAGGAATTAGTATCTCATCTGGAAATGCGCTTGTTCCTGCACCAAATTGTAGCTCTGTCATATTATCATGTCTAACACGTTTAATAAATCTTCTTGCTACTTTTTTAAATCTAAGTAGATAAGGAACTGTATTTCTATATGAATAATATTCTGACACTTCTTCAGTTGGTATTTGTTCTAATACAGTATCTTGTGCTAAATAAGGAACTTCATACCAATTATTACCATCTGAATCTACTATACTAAGTATATCAACAACATCAGTATCTGGTAAAACTATTTTTAAATATTTTTCTGCATTTCCAATTGTATATTGTTTTTCAGTAATTATTCCAGAAGATGCTTTAATTGTTTTTTTCAATAAATAATAAGTAATTTCATTTCCAGAATTATTTGTTTCATATACTGTAACTTCTGTTGGTTCTGAACCTGATTCTGAAAAGTTTATTATATTATCTACTCTAAATTGTATATCAGGATTTGTTTCTGATGATACTCTTAAATTTTGAACTTTTAATGCATATCTCCAATCGGGTCTAAATGGATATGAAGTTGCTGGTATTATCTGATATATATCTAAATCAGTATATGATATTCCTGAAAGTTTAGGTGAATAACTAAAAGCCTGTGCAATATCTATTACATTCTTTTTATTTTTAGCATGTTGAATTAAACTTTCTTTTAATTGTATGTCTGAATATAAACCTAATACATCTCCAACATACGATGACATTTCTATAAACATCATACCAATTGATGCATCAGAAAAATCATTATATTCATCTGGAAAATATACTTTAGAAAACTCTATAAGTGTATTTCTAAAAGATGAAAAACTTTTATTTAAATATTTTACATCCTTTTTAATATCTTTGGTTGGCATTAATTTTCCTTTTCTATTATTCTAATACTAAATTTAATGTTGATAATGTGTTAGGGTCATTTTTAAAAAAAACGAAATATTAATAACTAATCTATTTTGATCAACATTATTATTAAAATCCTTATTAATTTCTAAATTAGCAATATAAACTTCTGGAATATATTTATTTATTTTATCTTCAATAACAGTTTTTAGTTCATCAATATCATCTATAGGTTCAAACAAATATCTACGCATTCCTAACCCAAAATTAGGATTAAAAACTCTTTCACCTGGATCTGTATTTAATAATACGTGTATTTTACTTTTAACTGCATCTAGTGTATTAAAAGTTTGTTTAAAAAATCCAGTGTTTCCTTTTACTATTGGATAACTAACATTTATTCCTTGCGCCATTTAATTTCTCTTATACAAGTGCTCTTTTTTGTTTAGCTTTTTCATCTGCTTTTTCTAATAATTTAGTATAATCCTTGTTAAGAACATTTGATATTTTGTTTTGTATTTGGTCAAAATCAACATCAGATATATCATCAACACTATTATCATTTACATATTCTTCCGCAAATGAGTCTCTAAAATTTACATTTCTTGGTGTGCTTTCTAAATCTACGTCTTCTTTAATGACATTTCCATGCATTCCATATTTACCTAATTCACTTTGTGCCAATAACATACTCTCGTTTGCAAGTGTATTAGTATCTATTGGTGTCATATTTATAGGAACATTTACATTACCTACTTTTATACTTGGACCACCATCAACGTGTCCTAATGTATCTGACTCATTACTATATACAGCATCTCTAACAGTTTGTTGTAATAAATTATTTAATATTGGGTTTTTAGAATATGTTTTATTAGGTAATTTAGGATATGTTTTTTTCTTTCCTTCACCTAAAACATTATTCATAGTTTTCTTAGATTTTTGTACTGTAGATGTTCCTTTTGCTTCTAACAAAATTTTAATAACTTCTTTTTGAGCTGCTTCTTTAATTACAGACTTAAACTCATTTGATTTTAATATTTTTTCTAATCTAAGTTTAACTATACCATCTATAAGTTTTGCTAATTTTTTATTATCCATTTATATACTCCTAGTGTTAACATTTAATAATAAATATATCAATAAATAGTTTTATCGAATTCCTGACCAATAATATATTTTCGGTATTGTAGTTGTTCCAACCGGCACTAAAGAAACTGTTATTCCTTTAATAGTATTTGTATGAAATTTAAATGCTGTTACCATTGATTTAGCTAATAAACTTGAATCATAAGTGTTTATTATGTTAAATGTAAATGGAACTCCCGCAAATATTATTTTGTTATATACAACTTGTATTGAACCTGGAGGTGGAACAACTTGTTTCATAATAACAGAATTCCAATATAATACAATTCCAGTTGATATTCTTTTAGAAACCTCTTTTAAATCTTTACCACGTTTAGCATCAGAAAATGCTAAATAGAAAAACGGCTTTAATATATTTCTATTTGTTGATAATAATCCCTCACTATATTGATTTAATCCAAATTTAATATATTGATCATACTTTTTTGAAATAAAATCTGCTGTATCGTTTTCATTATTTGCACGATTACTTTTAAAATATTGTGCTATATCATTGCTCAGAGCATCCCAGTTAATCATTATAGTGTTTTATTTTGTTTAGATAAAATTGTCTTTAACTTATTTTTGATTATTCTATATTGTGCTGCATTTTTAGGAGGACCACTTGGACCTGACCCTGTAGGGTGAATTTCTTTTATCATTTCATCTATAAGTTCTTCTAATAGTTTTACCAACTTATCTCCCAATACAACAGGTTCTTTAGCATCTTTTCCTAAATCAATTTTAGGAGAATCTATAAACGTTCCAGATTTTGCAACAACATTTAATCTATCTAATGTTGTTATTCCTATATTCTTATTAGAATCGATTGCAATATATCCATTGGATGTTAATGAAATTCCTTTATTAGCAAATATAAATACTTCATCCTTTTTAGCATTCCAAATAACTCTATCTGTGTTAAAAATAATCTGATTTCCTTCAAATTTATTTGGAGGATTTATTGTTGATTTTAAATGATATGTTGAACCTTGTGTTACTGGTTTAATATCAACAATTTCATCAGATGTTATCCATATCGAGTTTTTAATATCATTTATATTTTCTTCATATGATGTTTGTTCTTCTGATGTATTTATTTCAGGTGATTGACCTACACTTATTTTAATATTTGGAGAATTAGTATCAGGGTTATTTCCTAATCTAATATTATTACCAAATCTACCTCTCAAAATAGTATCACCTTCTTTAGGCAATATAGGTTTTACTTTATTATTATTGTTTATAAATGTGTCACCTAATTCAATTTTACTATTTCCCTTTTTAGGAATAGTAGAAGATACGTTAGAATATTCTTTACTATTGTCTGGATTATCTTTATATAACGTATCAGATATTCCTTGAAGTGTATTGTTATTAACATTATTAAAATAATTTAATGATGTAATATAAAACAATTTACCTAATAAATTTATTAAAACTACTACTTCGTGCTTAAGTGGAAATGAAATTAAATATGGATTTAATGGAAGGGCCCAAGATAAATTTTCTTCATCTGATGTTTTTTCTGAACTTACTATTCTTATTTTAGCTTTTCCTATATCAGAATTATTAATAAAATCTGGATGGTCAGAACTATAAATTACATCAATTACTTCTCCAGTTTCTACTTGATAAAACTCAGATTGATTATTTCCAGCAAATATCTGATTACTAACTGAACTTGGGTTAATAAGAGACATTTCTCTTCTGTATTGTATGCTTGTTCCTTCTGAACTAATTTTTTTTGACATTTACTTCTTCCACTAATTGTTTATCATTTTTACTAATTTCTTTTTTAGCATCTACAATCATAGTTTTTAATGCATCATATTTTTCATTAACGTCAAATTGTTTAATTATATTATTATTTTCTAATAATTGTTTTTTCTCATCTGCAGATAATAATTCTAAATTTTCTTTATTATCGTTATTATTATTAGAAGAAATTATTCTTTGAACTACTGTTGCTAATTTAACCAACTGTTCATCATTTTTAATTGCAATGTCAAACACATCTTTTAACATTGGTAAAATTATTGCTGCATCACTAACCGTCGATACTAAATTAGTAACACTATCTAACAAATCATCAATTTGTTTCTTTTTATTTTTAGAATTTTTATATATATCTGAGAATAAATCTGATACGCTTTTATTATCAAAAATTATCTCATTTTTATCGAATGCCATAATTAT